TCGACGGTCGTGTCCCGGCCCCAGGTGACCTCGAGGCCGGACAGTGCCGTGGGGTCGTCGTCGGGGTCCAGGGGGTGCCCGTCGGCGACGCGGACCCCGTCGGCGTACAGGGTGCAGGTGATCCCGGTACTCATCGGGTCCTCCGCGCCGAGGACGCGTCGACGACGACGCCGGCGCGGCGCCGGTCGTCGTTGCGGATCACCCGGCGGACCCGGCGGGCCGCGTCGGGCCCGTCGAGGACGCCGTTGATGTTGAAGACGATGCTCGGCCCGCTGGCGCCGCCCGCGGTGGTGTTCCCGGCCATGACGCCCCGCAGGGTCGGCGAGGCGGTGACGCCGCCCGCGGTGGTGCCGCCGCCGGCGAGGGCCGGGTTGTACGTCGCCTTGAACGGGTTCAGCTTCGACAGCCAGCTCGGGGGCTTCGGGAAGCTGATCTTCGGCATGTGGATACGCCCGAGCCACCCGATCAGCGACTGTACGGCGCCGACGACCTTGTCGATCGCGCCCTTGATGCCGTCGATCGTCGTCTTGATGGGGCCGAACGCCCGGGACGCTGCGCCGCGGATCGAGGACCACGCGGTATTAGCTGCGTCGCGAATCCCGCGGACTGTCCCCTTAATGCCATTCGCTATTCCTGCGATATTGCCCTTGATGGCTCCCCATGCGACGGCTGCGGACGACCGGATCGCGGACCACACGCCGTTGACGACGTCACGGACGCCGCGGATCGCGGACTTGATCCATCCCACGACGGCCGAGACGACGGCCTTGATCCCGCTCCACGCGGCGGACGCCGAGGAGCGGATCGCGGACCACACGGCGAGGACCACGGCCTTGTACGCGGTGATGTACGCGCGGATCCCGGCGACCACGACCCGGACGACGGCCTTGATCCCGTTCCACACGGTCGTCGCGGCGGCCTTGATCCCGTTCCACACGGCGTTGATGACGTTCCCGGCGGCCTTGACCGCGGACTTGAGCCACGACAGGACCGAGGACGTTATCGACTTGATCCCAGACCAGGTCGCCGCCGCGGCGGTCTGGATGGCCTTCCACATCCCGAGGATGAAGTTCTTGAACCCGTCGCACTTCTTCCACAGGAGGACGAACGCGGCGACGAGCGCGATGACGGCGACGATGATGAGGCCGATCGGGTTCGCGTTGATCGCGGCGTTCCACGCCCATTGCGCGGCGGTCACGATCTTCTGCGCGGCGGCGCCGGCGAGGAGGGCGACCTTCTGCGCGGTCGTCGCGGCGGTCATGTAGCTCGTCGCGGCCGCGGTCCCGTAGGACGCGGCGGCGAACCCCAGCTGCGCGGCCTTCACGACCGCCATGACGGCCTGATAGGCGCGCCAGGCGGCGATCACGGTCCGGATGACGAGCATCCCCGCGAACACGGATGCCGCGACGACGCCGAGGGTCTTGAGGAGCGCGGTGTTCTTCTTGACCCAGTCGACTACCTTCGCGATGGCCTCGCCGACGGACTTCGCCTTGTCCTCGACCCCGGAGAGCAGCTCGGGGAGCTGTTGGAGGACGGACTTCGACTCGTCGAACAGGGGCGAGAGGAGGTTCTCGCCGATGCGGCCGAGGGCGGCCAGGACGTTCGCCCAGGCGCCCTCGAACGTCTTCCCGGAGTCCTTCGCGGCGCCGCCGACGCCTTCCTTCATGGCCGACTCGAAGTTCTTGAAGTCGACCTTCCCCTTCGAGACCATCTCCGACGCCTTCGCGGCGGTCGTGCCGTAGTGCTTGGCGAGCAGCTGCAGGGCGGGGACGCCGCGGTCGGTGAGCTGGCTGACGGTGTCGCCGGAGAGCTTGTTCGAGGCGGCGACCTTCCCGAAGATCGAGCCCATGTCCTCCATCGAGGACCCGGCGATCGTCGCGGTGTCGGCAACGGTCGTCAGGACGCCCTCGAGGTCCTTGCCGGGCTTGACGCCGGCCGCGACGACGGAGGCCGCAACGGTGGCCGCGTCGCCGAGCCCGAACGCGGTCCCCTTCACGGCGGCCGTCGCGTTGGACATGATCTTCTCGACCTCGTCCGCGCTGTGGCCGAGGCCGGACAGCTTCGCTTTGGCGTTGTCGAGCGCGGTGAGCCGGCCCATGCCCTTTGTCAGTGCGGTCCCGAGGAGGACGGCGCCGGCGCCGCCGGCGATCTTGAGGCCGGTGCCGAGGACGTTGTCGAATCCCTTGACGAGCGAGGAGCCGACGGACTTTCCGGCGGGGCTGGCTTTCTTGTTGAGGTTGTCGTTGAAGTTCCCGACCTTCGCGGACGCCTGGTCGAGCCCCTTGGAGGCTCCGGAGGCGTCGGTGATGATCTTGACGGCCAGGGTCGCGGACTTACCGGCCATGCTTCATCTCCTCCGCTAGGTCTCGCAGGACGTCCAGGTAGGTGGCGAGCACCGCGTCGTCGAGCTCGACGAGCTCGGTGAACGGCAGGTGCGTCGCGACGGACAGCTCGACGATCAGCCGGCTTCGGGAGCCGGCTGGGTAGGGGCCTCCTCGTTGGTGTCGAGGAGCTGCCACTCGATGAGCGACGCCTCGAACGCGTCCCAGGTCGTGTCGGGGGCGATCTGGTGGGTGCGGATCAGGCCGGCCCAGACCAGACCTGCCTGCATCCGGAACGGGTCGTCGCCGAGCGGGCCCCATGCCTTGTGCTGCGTGAACAGCTGCCGGAGCCGGAACTCGTCAGCGGACCGGGACCGGACCTCGACCTCGACGTACGCGGCCGCGTCGTCGGGGTTGTTCGGGTCCCCCAGGACCGCCCGGTACCGGGACGACTTCAGGGTGACGGGACCGGCTTTCTTCGCCATTCAGGCTCCTCGGATGGTGTCGATGATGGCCTCGATCGCCTCGAGGTAGATCGGGAGCCAGGTGGGCTCGAGGTCGTGGGCGGTGTTCACGACGAACGGGTTCGGGGCGATGTTGTGGGGGCCGCGCTTCCCGGCGCGCGCGCCGGTGCCCCAGTGGACGGCGTTTGCGTACGGGGCGCGGGCCCCACCGAACCGGATCGTCGCGGCCGTCGCTGCGGAGGTGGGGCGCCACGACGCGGCGAGCATCCCGGTCCGGCGGGGCGCCCTGGCCGCGGACATGGACCCGACGAACTGGGAGGCTTCGGCGTGCGCGGCCTTGAGGTCCTGCATGTCGATGCCCGCGCGCTTCATCGTCGCCCGCAGCTCGCGGGCGCCGTCGACCTGCACGCGGGTCTCGAACATGTCAGACCGTCGCGGGCTCGGGCGTCTTCGAGCTCGACGACTTGCCCGTCTTCGCCGGGGCGACGAACGGGACGCCGCCGACCTGCCGGCCGTTGACGACGATCGGCGGGAACGACTTCCGGACCGGCCCGGTCGCGCCCTGGACCGCGAACAGGGACTCGTCGTCGTCGGTCCCGTACGTGTAGCTCGGGGCTCCCACGATCGTGAACTCGAAGTCGGAGTCGAGCGGGTCGCCGTACTCGTCGGCCCCGAAGTCGAGCGGGTCGAGGATCAGGGTCCCGGACGCGGTCGTGCCGGCCGCGGTGTCCGGGGTGAACGTGAACGGCTGCTCACTGCCGGGCTGCGACTGGGAGAGGGCGAACAGGCCGTCGGGCACGTCCGCGTCGGTGTCGAACGACCCCGAGATCGTGTACGTGTAGGTGACTTTCCCGGCCTTCTGGGTTCCACAGAGCATGGTCTTGGTGTCGCCCTCGTCCTTGTCCGAGGCGATGCGGGCGTTGTTGACGAGGCACGACGCGTCGATCTCGGACCCTTCGGGTCCGATCGTGAGGGTGCCGGGGCCGAGGTTAGGCATGACGTGTCTCCTTCGATGTGGCGGGGATCTTGCCGGACCAGGTCAAGACGTATGCGGGAACGGTCGACCCGTCCGCGCCGCTGATGACGTCGGGGCGGGCTTGCACGGGCCGCACGAGCGCCGCGGACACGGCCTCGAGCAGGGTCGACAGGGCGTCGAGGGCCTGGCGGGAGCCGAGGTCGCCGACGACGGCCCACGCCTCCCAGTCCGCGTCGCCACCCCGGCCGAACCGGTAGGTCACGGTCGGGGGGCGCACGAGGACGGCCGGGGGGTTGAGGTCGCGCCCGTCCAGGGTCGCGCGGACGCCGGCGGCGACCAGCTGGTCGACGACGGCGGCCGCGGCCGCGTAGATGTCCACGGGTGCTCCTAGGCCAGCGTCGGGGGCGCGTAGTCGTTCACGCGCAGCGCCCGGTCGATGTCGGGGTCGAACCGGGACACGAAGGTCGTGCCGGTCTCGCCGAACGCCTCGATCCCGGCGGGGGAGTTGCGGCGTCGGAACTCGCGGGCGGCGTACATGACGGCGCCTTGGTACGTCTCGGCGTCCGGGTCGTAGACGCGGGGGGCCGCGATCGCGGGTGTGTTCCACCACTCGGGCCGGCAGCGCTGGACGTAGGGCTCGGCCATCGCGGACACCCTGATGAGCAGGTCGTCGTCGTCGCTGTCCTGGTCGTTGATCCGCAGCCATTCCTTCACGTCGTCCGGGGACAGCCACTGCGGGATGAACGTCCGCGACGTCGGCACCGGCGGGTCGAACCCGGTGTCGAAGCTCAGGTCGAACTCCTGCCCGACGGGCATCTAGCTGCCCTCCTCGAGTGCGGTGACGCGCGCGTCGAGGTCACCGATGGCTTGCTGTGCGGCAGGCAGCCCGGTGACCACGACGTCGGATAGCGCGGCCTGCACCTGGGCGGTGTACTCCCACAGCCCGGTGACGACCTCGCGCAGGTCGGCCGCGCTGATCTCGCCCGACCTGTTGTCCGGCAGCAGGGCGAGCAGATCAGCGAGGGTGGCGCTCACTTCGCGCTCGACGCCTTCGCCGGCGCCGGGGCGGCGACCTGCTCGGCGGGGATCGCGGGGAGCGTGAGCACGGACATGACCTGCGGGGCGGTGTTGAGGAGCGCGCCGTAGCCGGCGTACCCGACGAGCTGGCCGAGGACGTCGGGCTCGGAGACCTGGATGAGGCCGTCGAGGTCCTCGTACCACTCGACGAGCGAGCCCTTGCCGATGACGGCGGTGCCGGCCGGGAAGTACGGGTCGATGACCGGCTTGTATCCGAGGATCGTGCCGGGGTTCTCGGGCGTCGGGTTGAGGAGCGGGAAGAACGGCACGCCGTTGTCGTTCACGAGCGACCCGAGGTAGGCCCACACGTCCGCGGCCATCCAGAACGTGTCCGGGGAGCCGGCGGGCTCGCCCTTCTCGAACGGGACGCCGGCGGCCTCGAACAGGGCGCCACGGAGGTACTGCGGGGTCCAGTCGGCGACCGTGATCGAGTAGCCGTCGGCGCTGACGCCGTCGACGAACTGGGCGACCGCGTCGGCGTCGGTCTCCATCGCGTACTCGTGGGCGAAGTCCTCGGCGAGGATCGTCATGATCGCGGGCTGGGACCACTTGATGTCCTGCCGCGAGACGTTGAGGTGACCGGCGTAGGTCGATGCCTCGACGGGCAGCTTGTCGATCAGGAGCTTGCGCGACTCGGTCCGCGACTTCTCGGCGGCCTGCTTGCCGACGGCGACGTGCTGGGTGATCTTCGGCCGGTCGAACTTCCCGGCCGGCAGTGGGCTCGTGGTGATCGACTGGATGAACGGGCGCGCGTCGTCGACGAGCGTGATGATCGGGCCGAGGATCGGAACCGGGATCAGGCCCGGGTTGTCGGACGTGGTCTGGTGCTGGGTCGTCGTGTCTCGCTCGAGGATCCCGAGCGCGCGCTCGATGACCTCGCCGGCATCCTTCTCCCCGCGCAGGGCCCGCGCCACGGTGACCATGTAGTCGCCGGGCGTGGGGAACATGTCGGTGAGCTTCTGCTCGCGCTCGACGACCTGCGTGGTCTGCCGCTTCGGTGTCGAGACGGTGGCGGGGAGCTTCGAGCGGGTGACCTCGACGTCGGAGCGGGTCTTCTCGATGCTCGAGTAGTGGTCGATCGACTTCTTGAGGTCGTCGGCCTTCTTGGTCTCACGCTCGACGAGGTCCTGCTCGTCCTTCGTGACGTCGCGGTTCTCGTCCGCGGCCCGGTTGAGGATCTCCTCGACGCCGGCGGTGATCTCGTCGAACTGGCTGTTCAGACGGTCCAGGTACTTGCCCATGGGGGCGGCCTCCTCGGCTCAGACGGATTAGGTCTGGCCGGGTGGCCGGTCTCGCGCGTCCCGGGGTGGCCGCTCGGTGGCGGGGTGGCCGGTGACGCGCCGCCGGGGTGGCGGCTCTACGGGTTGTGCGGTTCTGACGTTAGCGGGCGGCGCGCAGCGCGTCGAGACGTGCCCGCAGCGTGTCGCGAAGCGGGGTCGGTGCGTCGGTGATGAGCTCGTGGTCGCGGGCGACGAGGACACCGGTGCCGGCGTACTGCGGTGACGCGGTCGCGGCGACGTGGTTGAGGCCGGCGAGCTCGCGGATCTTCACGACGTCGCCGCCGCGGTGGGTCTCGCGGGTGCGGAACACCTTCGCGCCCACGGACCAGCCGGTGAGCTCGCCGGCGCGGGCCTCCTCCGCGAGGGGATGGGACCGGTTGAGACGGAACGCCGCGTAGAGGCCGTCGTCCTTCTCGGTGAGCTCGACGCATCGGCCGAGGTACCGGTCGCCATCGTCGCCGCGGTGGCCGGCGAACAGGTTCACCCAGCGGCCTCCCTTCTCGGCGTCGCGGGAGAACGCCCGCCGCGCCCACTCCTCGGTGTAGTACGCCGCTCCGTCGTCGGTGACGCGCTGCCCGATGCCGTACGGGACGGCCCGCCCGTACACGGTCCACCCGTCGCCGACGGGCTCGAGCGCCTGATCCGGCAGCGCCCGCTCGATGATCAACTCGCTCATGCCTGGCCTCCGAACGGTTCGGTAATGACGGGGACCCCGACGCCGGCGAGGTCCTCGGTCTGCTGGTCGACGACTTCGTTGACGGTGTCCGGGTCGGCTGCGGTGGGGCCGGCTTCCGTGACGGGCTCGGCGGCGAGCGGTGTGGGCAGCGGGGGCCGGTCGAGGGCGGCGCGGGCCTCGTCGATGGTGATGATGCCCTTCTCGACGTACGTCGTCAGGACGTCGGCGGTGGTCTTCTGGTCGGCGCGCATCCTCGAGGCGTAGTCCCACACGGCCTCGGTACCGGCGGGCAGGAGCCACTTCGTGATCGCCGCGGTGAGGGGCTGTCCCCATCGGTCGACGCAGTCGCGGACGAAGTCGATGTCCGCGGTCTCGATGTTCTGGTAGGTCATGGACGGTCCGTCGAGTCCGAGCTTCCAGCCTGGGACGCCGACGATGTCGGCGATCATCTGCGCGTTCCAGGTGCGGCCCTCGACGAGCTGCTGCTGCTGGGCATTGCCGACGACGGGCAGCAGATTCGTACCGGTGGGCAGGACGACGGGCTCACGCTTGGACGTGAGCTCGCGCCATCGTTGCTTCAGCATCTCGGCGTCGGCGTCGTTCTGGACCCGGTCGGAGGTCAGGACCGCGGGCGGCAGGGCTCCGGCGGAGAAAGTCTGCGCGGAGTAGTCCTCGGCGGCGTTCGCGCCACCAAGCCACGGCCCGTACTGCTCGAGGACGCCGCGGCCGAGGAGCTCACCGGACCGCGCCCCGAACGGGACGTGGAAGATCTCATCGGCGTCGAACGTCACGCCCCCGATCGCCCACTGGTACCAGCCGGGCCGGGCCGGGTCGGTGAGGATCCACACGTCATCGGCGGGCAGGGGGAACATCCAGCCGGCGCGGCCGGTGCGCCAGTCCAGGTCGCCCAGGAGCGCGAAGTGGTTGCCGTACAGGATCCCGTCCTCGGCGACGGCCCACTTGTAGTTCCACTGCGTCGACAGCGGGTAGGGATCGGCCAGGCACGACGGCTGGTCGGGCAGGCGAGTCCACACGCCGTGCTCGGTGTCGCGCCGGCGGGCGTACCACGACGTCGACGCGAGCGCGTTCGCGACGATCGCGACCGACCGGCCGAACGCCGGCATGCCCATGGCGGTCTGCTCGGACGCGGGCGGGATCGGCGGCAGGGGCGGCGGGTCGACGAGGAACGGGTACAGCTGGTACGTGAGGTCGCCGCGGGAGGCTCGTCGCCGTTGCCCGGCGACGCGGATCGCGCCAGCACGCGCCCGTCCGGTTGAGGCGAGTCGGGCGACGTCGGCACGAGATGCCACAGGGCGCGCTCCTAGTAGACGAAAAAGGTCTTCTCCTCAGGCGCACGCCCCAGTGCCCATGCGGCCAGGGTAGCGGCGACGAGCGGTGTCTGGGAGACCGACACCCGGCGTTCCCACTGCCACCCGCGCCCGGACGTGCGCTGCGCGGACGCGGCGGCCGATGTCAGCCCCTGGTGGTAGTCCGAGGCGCGCCAGCGCAGCCGGTGCTCGCGCAGCGCCGCGTCGAACGCGTAGGACGCCGCCATGAGGTCCGATCCGTTGGTGGGCACGAGCTTGTCCCGAGTCTCCTCGTGGTCGCCGAGTCGCTCGAGGAGGTCGTGTCCGGCGCCATAGTCGTCGACGCCGATCGCGGCGACCGACGGGCCGAGTGCGACGACGGCGTCCTCGACCCACCCGGACCCGGGCCGGTGGTCGATGACCTCGACGAGCACGCCGTCGGTGCCAGGGACCATCGCGGCCGCGGTGATCGTCGAGGACCGGGCGTATGGGTCCATGTCGACGCCGATCGCGGCCGGCGCGGCGTCGGGCATGGGGTCGGTCGTGCCTGCGCCCTCCCAGGTCTCACGGTCGAGGGCCAGCCACTGCACGGACGCGATCGCGTCGGGCCACCGGCCGAGGTACTCCGCGGCGAACGCGTCGAGGCTCATCTCCTCGAGGTCGCGTCGCAGCTCGTCGACGCGCACGAGCCCGGACGCGAGCGGCGGGTAGTAGTCCCACCACACGTTCTCGTCGCGCGGGTCCGCGTCGTCGGGGATGGTGTGCTCGAAGTACGCGACGCCGCGCCCGGAGTCGCGGTCGACGGCGGCGCGGCCGCGGTCGCGGATCTTGCGGAGCCACGTCTTGTCGTCGGAGAACGTGCCGACGTTCGACACGCGCCAGATCTGGGCGTGCCCACCCATCGTCGCCATCGTCGGGCGCGCCGCGGACATGAGGTTCGCGCCCTCGGAAGCCTTGAACGTCAGGACCTCGTCGAACCCCAGATGGAGGTAACCCTCGCCGCGCACACCGTCGTACGTGGGCGGGACGACCGTGGTCCGTTGGGCGTGCAGGTGCCGGCCGTCCGGGAGCGACCCGTCGTCGTGCGGGTGCAGGTCGATCCCGAGGGACGTCTGTGCCGCGGCGAGCGTGTCGTGCACGCGCGGGGACCACTCCTCGGGGGACAGGAACGCGCGCAGCGGCTCGACGAGGTCGCCGAGGAACCGCCGGCGGGCCGCGGTGAGATTCTGCGCGGTGTGCGCGCCTTGGAACGGGACGACGAGCCCGTTCGGGAGCTCGACGTCGCCCAGGAGCATCCGGTACAGCGGGACGCCGAGCTCACCGAGGGTCTTCCCGCCGCGCCGGCCCTTGACGACGTCGACCGTGTCGTACGCCCACGCCGACCCGGGCCCGTCGACGCGCTCGAGCGCGACGTCGAACTCGTACTGCTGGTCAGGCTTCGGGCGCCGGCCGAGCGCGGCGAGGAACTCACCGAACAGCGGGCCCTCGGAGTAGCGGTCAGGCCGACGCGGCGTCCGGTACGTCGCCAGCGGAGTGCGCGCGGCGGAGGAACGCCGAGAGCTTCGTGACGCGGTCGCCGGACTCATCGCTGACCTCCGAGGGTGGCACCTCGAGCGCGAGGAGCGCGGCCTCGGCTTCGGCGTAGAGCTTGCCCCAGTTCGTGCCCGCGATCCCGGACGCCGTCTCCGCGCGCATCGCGAAGTACCGGGCCCGCTCGACGAGCGAGGCATGCCGGGGAAGGATCCGGCCCTCCGCGTCGAGCGCCGAGAGCGTCCGCTCGAGGCCGGCGGACAGCGCGTGGAGCTTCGCGGTGCCCTCCGCGGCCTCGAAGAGCACCCCCTGTGTCGTCATGCCCCCATGATCGGGGCGTTGTCGGGTTCATACAAGCGCCCTCCCACACTTCCCGGCGTATCCCGGTGTTTTCTAGAGGATCCAGGAGAAAGCAAAGATCGGCGCGGGGTGTATGTCCGGCCCCCCGCCGCCGAAAAACGCGCCCACGCGCCGCCGGCCGCCGACGGCGCGCGCTGCGATCATGCGTCGACGTCGTCGTCGCTCGCTGCGTCGTTGAAGCGAGCGAGCTCGTACGCCACGTCACGCAGCGCGGCCGCCATGTCGCGCAGCGCCGCGGCCTGCGCGCGGAGCGCGGCGTTGCGCTCCTCGGACAGGCCCGTCATCACAGCGCGTCGACGACGTCGACGACGGGCCGCTCGACGTGGCACTCGCACGCGCAGTCGGTGGGCTCGTCAGCCTCGGAGTCCCACGCATCGCCGGGACACACGTGGTGCTTGCCGGCCTCGCAGTCAGGGTTGAATGCGCCGTCGTACGACGTCGTACGACTGTCGGGGTTGTCGTCGTGGAGGGCGCGCCACCTCGGCTCGAGCTCGTCCCAGATCGGTGTCGACTCATGCATGGTCGATCTCGTGCCAGGTGTTGCGGTGCACGATGACGTGGCCGGCGCGGATCACGATCTTGCTTACCTCGTTCGGGTCGAAGCCGAGCCGCTCGCACAGTTCGTCGAGCATGCGTTTCGGGACCGTCCGCTTCTCGGTCACGAGCTCGTCGTCGGTCATGGTGTCCTCCATCGTGGTGAGAGGCCGACGCCGGCGGGGCGTGGCTCGGGGTCGGGTCGGAACGGAGCCCGGTTCTGCCGGGACGAGTTGCACCGCCGGCACGAGGGGCGGAGGTTGCTCTGCGCGTCGGTGCCGCAGCGGGAGCGGGGGACGACGTGGTCGGCGGAGTCCGCGCCGCCCGTGCCGCACAGCCAGCACACGCGGCCCTGCTCGGCGAGGACGACTGCGGTCACGCGCTGCGCGTACCGGCCGGACCAGCACGCCAGGTCGAGCAGGTGCCGCTTGTGGCAGCGCGGGCACGACGGCGCCAGCAGCTCGGTCACCACGCCAGCTCCTCGTGCCAGTCGCCCGACTCCCACCACGAGATCAGGGCGTACGAGCCGGGTAGGTTGAGCGCCTTCCAGTACATGCCGCTCGGGTCCTCGACCACGGACAGTCGGTCGCCAGAGTCGGCCTGCACGATGACGAGCCGGCGCTGGCTCATGTACCGCTCCGGGTCTCCGGCGGGGAGCTCGGTCACGGCTGCGGGTCCCGGTCGGCGATGTACTCCTCAACCTCGTCGAGGACGCGGGCGAGGGTGCGGGCGGCCATCCATGCCCGGGCCGTGTGGTCGGACAGGTCGACGAGCATCCCGCGCAGCTGCCGGTCGGTCGTGTCGTTGCGCAGCCGGTGCAGTCGGTCGAGGAGCTCGTCGGCCCACGCCGCGTACGCGAGTGCCGTCCGCTTCGCCGCGTGCGGGACCCGGCCCGGCGGCGGCTCGGCCGGCATCTCGTCAGGCGTGGTCACGTGCCTCGTCGTCCTCGGCGTATGCGGTCGACGCGGTGAACGTGACGAGGCCACCACCATCGCGATCCTCGGCCCAGGTCGCCGACACGGCCACGTAGTGCCCGTAGGGAAGCGCGTCGGTCAGCAGCAGGCGGAGCTCGTCGAGCCGTTGGTTCATCTCGGCGAGCGTCTCGGTCGGCAGGTTCTTCACTGGTCGTCCTCCTCGAATAGGTCTGAGTCGTTCGCTGCTGCGGCCTTCGCGTCGTACGCGGCGTGGTCGGGGAAGCGCCGGCGGCGGACCTCGTCGCGTCGGCAGTGCGGGCACAGCGGCAGGCCGGTCTTCGTCATGCGGTCCTTCGGGAACCCGTGCGGGCAGTCGGGTAGCGTCATCGGGACCCAACCCCTGCCGTCTGGGCTCCCGCGCGGAGCGCGGCTCTGCGACACACGGCGCACCTGGGTTCGCCGGTATCGAGTCGGTCGGCCTCGCGGTACCCGTGATTGCACTCGCCGAGCGCGAAGAGTCCTACATCCACAGGGGGAGTGGTGGATACCTCCCCTGTTAAGGGGCGGGGGCTCCCACTCAGTTGCGCATGGACTGACCTGCGCTGATACCCGGGCGGCTGCGCTTTGGAGAACCACATGCGGGTGCTCGCGATGCGCGCGGCGGTGGTCTTGCGGTGGGCGCGCTCCGCGGCCTCGCGGACCGGTCGGGCGGCCTTCACAAGGTCGACGAGCCGCCGCTTGGAGATCCGGAACCATGACGGCGTCGGCTTCCCGTACGCGATCCCGCCGCGCCGCCACGTGATGACGCCGAGGTCTTCGAGGGCGTGCAGGCACCGGCGGGTCCACGCCACGGACAGCCCGGTCGACGCGGCGACTTGCTCCGCGGTCGACAGTCCCTCGCCGGACCTGTGGGGTAGGCGGTCGACGAGCGCGTGCAGGGTCGAGCGCACGCCCTGCCACTGCCGGCCGGACAGCTCGCCCCACCCGGCCCTCGACAGCGATGTCATGAGCGCCGGCAACGGCGCCGACGGGGACAGAGTCACATGCCCTCCCTTGGGCTGCGGTGCAGGAGCCAGGCGGCGAGCTCGTCGGCCTGCTCGGGGGTCGGCCCGCGTTCGAAGCCCTCGCGGACGAAGCTCGGGCCCTCGTCGCGCACGATGCACGGCATGCACACGAGCGCCGGGGCCGGGTCGCAGCGCACGAGGTCCTCGAGCGAGGACGGCGCGATCCACACGTGCCGCCGGCACCGCGAGCAG